GGCGACAATCCTGACGGACTTGGATCGGTTGGGAGATCAATATGTCATCGTCAATAGTGATGGCAGCCTGAGTGTGCCATCGCCCGACACTGTAAAACCTGAGTATGATCCGCTGGATTATCGGCACTTGGAAAAGATCACGGTCATGACAGTGCTGGATAAGCTTGAAGTCAAAGATGTATATACTGCGACCCTTCGCACGTTGACGCTGAAAAATATTGGCAGCAAAATGCTGGAAACGCGCTATGGGACATTTGCCCCAGCGCAGGAGATTACCCTAACCTTCGAGAATCTGACGGGGGAACTGCCCGTAGTGCATTTCACGAATGATCGGGGGAGCAATGAGACCAACGGACGACCCCGCTATGCTTCGTTGTATCACCTCTTTAGCCGCTATAACGATCTGGCGGAAAAAGGCTCGGATGGGGCGGAACTGCTCGGCAATCCGATTCCAACGTGGGTGAATGTGCCGGATCCGTCGGCGCTGGTCGAAGAAGTGGGTGTAGACACGGTACAGGCAGACGGCACTACCCGCAAAGAAATTGTCTTTGATCCGACGGCGGGGGTGATTTCATCGGGCGGGTTTCAACTCATTTCGCCGCCTGTCGGTTTCACTACCGACATTCGCGCTATGTTGAAATTCTACTTCCTGCTCATTCTGGAGAACCAACAAATTCCTGAAACTGTATGGGGTGGGGAGATGGGACAGGCGCGGGCAACGAGTCAAGAGCAGATGAAGACGTTCTATCAGATGATCGAAGGGCGGCGGCAGGAACTCGAAGGGCAAGCGGGTGATCCGCTGTTGGGCATTGCGCCGAGCGGGGGACTGCACGCACTGGCACATATCTGGTTGCGGACACGGGCGCTGGTGGATCCGCAGATTGTGATAGATGCACTCGCCATCGAATGGGAAGAATTATCCCAGATTGATGAAGCACTGCGCTTCGAGAAGACGAAATACGCGGATCAGGCAGGGTTGGTCACGAAGGAACGGGCATTGGCGCTGTTAGAACTGGTGGAAGACCCCGCTGGCGAAATTGAGCAGGCGGAAAAAGAACAGGCGGCGAACAAAGATGCATTTGATGCGAGTGTGGATGCGGATTTGAATTTACCTGATGTACCTGCGAACACGCCAGAGGAAACCGACAATGCCGCCTAACATTGACCATCGTCGCGCCGCCGCGCAAGCGCAGGATTGGTTACGAACTGCGCTCAGGGAATTTTATCGCCAGATGCATCGCAACATTGCCGGAGTGCTACTGCAATATGCCGGGGCAGATGGCAAAGTTGCCTTACGGAATCAACCTGCTTTGCGGCGCGAGGTGGGACTGATCGTCTTGCAGATGTTTGGGGGGAATGATGGACGCGGCGCTTTTGCTGAAGATGGCGAAACCGCTCAATCGCCGTATGCCCGGATCATCAATGAGGGGTATGTGCGGATGGTGGTGGGGGTGGTTGAAGTGCATCATGCTTGGCTGAAGCGCTACATTCCTGCCGATGTGCTTAGCTGGTTGACGCGGCTGGTGCGCCCCTTATCCATCCCGACAACGGAACAGCACCACCGCTTACAGGTGGATTCGGCGCTGTATGCCCGCATTGCCGAAGCGAAATGGCAATCTAAGTTACCCGATGATTATCCGGTGTTGCACACGAACCCGCTGGCGGAAATTGATCCCTCGCGGCAGTGGGTCCCGATGCATCGTTGGACGGATGAACGCGGGTATCGGTTGAGTGATCGGATTTGGCGCACCAGCGAAGAAACGCGGCGCAAAATTGATGAAGTGCTGGCAAAGGCATTGCTCAATGGGGATAGCGCGGCGGATATTTCGGATATGTTGGAGCGCTATTTGCAAGTGGGGCGAGAGGGCATTCGGACGATCAAACCCTACGAAAAAAAATATCTGGGCGATGCCACGCTCGCCTACGATGGAATGCGCCTGGCGCGGACGGAATTGGCGCGGGCAGGGAATCAGGCGGCGTTCACGTCGGCATATCTCAATCCCTATGTCAGCGGGATTGATGTGCGGCGCTCAGCACAGGGGGATAAGAATTGCAAAATCTGTCCCCAACACGCCACCATCGGGATTGATGGCAAGCGCATTCGTCCAGCGTATCCGACCACTGCTGCCCACATTCCGCCGTATCATCCACATGATATGTGCAGTGTGATTGGGGCAGTGACCGATACGCCGGCTAAAGTGACCGCCGATCTGCGGGCATTCATGGCGGATGCGAACCAGTTGACACTGCCCGTGACCACGCCTGCCCAAAAAGATGAGTTTATTGAGCAACTGTTGGGCAATGGATTGGCGAAGTTCCTGACGAAAGTGCGGCAAGGGCGGTTGTGGTAGCTGTTAAGTCAATCAGAACTTGGAACTTGAATGCTAACACTTGCGCCGGAGGTTTCTGTGCCTACTTGCCCATATTGATTTAGAATAGCTCTCAGCTTTTCAGCTCTTCTAGTCGAAAATAGGTGTTCAGAGTTCACGCCAACATGCAAAGAAATCTCTAGAGTTTCTTTATTTACAGTAAAACCTTCATTTTTTATTTTATTAACTACAGCATCTAATTCACTCTCAACTTCATCACCAGTCCCTTTCCCAGCCCAGAAGTGAGCTATGGCTCCCCACCCGTTGGTGGTATCCAAAAAGGTTACACCAACACATGAAGCAAAACTGTCTGATTGCAAGCTGACTCCAGCTTTGCCAATCACTAACATCGTGTAAGGTTTTTGATCAAGTGAGAGGGGCGGATGTTTCGTAGAGGTACTGTCCTTGGTGTAGCGCACTTCGCGTTGTAGATAAGGTGTTCTGGATAAAGTATTCCCTCGATTCAATAATTGAGCTACTCGGCGATTTCCATGTGTGCGTTGCAACTGGAGAATCGCTTCTCGGGATAGATTGCCTAGCTTAGTGGGGATAAGTGGGGTAGTTGGTGTGACGGATTGTGAGGAGGGCATCGAACGAAAAGACTGAAGATTATTGTTGGGTTTGAGTAATTTTTGACTCTCCATAGCTCTCCCCTTACTGAAAATCTTACAAATAAAGTTTAACAGCAAAACATAAAAACTCAATGAGAAAAATAATGCTATAAAATCAAGATTGGCGTTGCGATCCCACTTTCGCACAAATAGCAAATTTGTGCTATTATGAAGTGAGCAAAAACAAAATAGATTTCCGCGGGGCGGATCACGGCGAGGAGCAACGTCGAGGTTCGCCCTTTTCTGTTATGGGGTCAGGCATGAAACGATTTACGGAAAGTCGAACACACCCGATGGCGGGTGATCCACCCGATGGGTCAGCGGATTGGAAAGAATTCGCGGAAAAAATTCCACTCTATGCGAGTGTGAATGCGGCGGCGCTTTACGAAGGTGACGCGCAGCCGTTCCATCTGGTGCTGGATGTGTTCAAGGTAGGGGCAATTAGTAGTAATGGACTGCTATATGACGAAGAACTGGTGACGGAACTGGAAAAGCAGTTACCCGGCACGGGTGGGCTACGCGGGCATCTACCCCTTGAACAATATTATTCGGCGTTTCCCATCGAAGAGATTCACTGGGTCGGGCATACCCGCTTAGGCGATACTACATATGCGAAGGCGTATGTGGCACCCGGCGAAACCCGTGAATTCATGCGGAAACTGATCGCCCGCGGGGGCAAGCTGCGAACCTCGATTGATGTGGTGGCACGTCAGGAGGCACGCGGCAAAAGTCAGTATGTGCTGCGTGAACCGCAGTTGCAGACGCTGGATTTAGCCCCTGCGAAAAAAGCCGCCTTGCGTGACCATCAGAGCGGAAATCCGATTATCACCCAGCAAATGGCTCAGCAAGAGGAGCAACGTATGGACATTCAATTTGCCGATGTGCCGCAGCACATTCGGGAGCAGATCATTCGTGAGGCGCAGGTGCAGGCAGATGCCAAGCGCGTTACGGAATTGCAGCAGCAAGTCACGACCCTCACGACGGAGCGGGATACTGCTCGTGCAGACGTGACCCGCCTGCAAGGGGAAGTGACCACCCGCGAGACGCGGATCACGGAATTGACGAACCGCGTGTCCGAATTTGAGCGCACGCAGTTTGAGCAACAGATTGATGCAGCGCTGAACGCCTTGACCGCCAGTTGGCAGGTTCACACGGAAGCGGGCAAAGCGAAAGTGGCGGCGCTGGTGGGGCAGGTGCGGAAAGCCGCGTTGTTGGAACTGGGCAACCAGCGCGAAACGGCGCAAATTCAACCGACGGTGCAGCGCCTGTGGACACAGGACTATAAGGTGTTCGTCGAGATGACCCGTGATGTGCTGGCGGGACCAGCGGGCGCGATTGGTGGACAGGGCAATTCGGACTGGCGCGAGACCTTCGCTACAGCGGATGGTCAAAAAGCCGCTAAAGAGAAGGTAGGGTTCTAATGGGCGACATTACCATTAATCCGACGCTAGTACGGGCGGAACAGGGCAGCAATGTTACGCCCCGCACGATGGGCGAAAACGGGCAACTCGGCAATCTGGTGTATCCGACGGGAAATGATACGGTCATGCTGTGTGATGCGAATGACAGCGCGACAGTAGATGGGTTGATTGGCATGATCGTCGGTGGGATGACCAACAGTGGGTTACCGCGGGCGGATGGCACGGTCAAGAGCGGCGAGCGGGTGGATGTGGTGTGGTTTGGGCGGGTAGAAGTGGGCGAAGTGCTAGACCTGACCAAAAACTACTTTGCCAGCAATACGACAGGCGCAGTGAGCGATACCGCCGGGGCGGTTACGCGGCGCATTGGGCAACCTGAATCCACGCATGTGCTGTTCTTCAACGCCAGCACCACGAGCGCGACGAGCTAAAGGAGGCGGACATGAGCGTTTGGGCAGCACGACAGTTAATTGACATTGCCATCCCGACGGGGATTGATGCATCGGAAATTTTCCGGATTCAGATGCAGCAGGGCATGACGCTGACGGAAATCATTCAGGGCGCGGTTGCCGTCATCAACGACGTGAACAACGAACTGGCGCTGCAGTATGGCGGGTTGTATGTGTTCACCGAGCGGTTGTATGCACGCTATCGCAATGGGGATGGTGGTGGGCGGCAAATGTCGGCAATTGGTACGGAACTGAGCAATCCCGACGGGCAGCGTGCCAAGCATATCGGACACATGCTACCGCTGTTGCCGTATGTAGACGCGACAGAATGGAGCGTAGCCTACCTGAAGAAAGCGCTACGCGAGGATTTGCGGGACGACATCAAGTTTGTGGCAGAACGCTGGCGCAACCGCCTTGATTTCGGGGTCATCACCCGCATGTTGAGCAAAAAAGAAAATCAGATCGGCTCGTCTGGATGGGACGTGGGCTGGTCCATCGGGACTGGCACGAATGTCAATTTTGTACCGCCACCCTATGCTGCCTATGAGCATACCAGTTCGCACACGCACTATTTGCGGACAGATGCCGCGATTAGTAGCACGAATGCTGCGACAATGCTGGAGTTAGCGGCGCAAGAATTGTCTCATCATGGGCATAGTGGGCGCAAAGTGGCGCTGGTGTCGGAAGCCAACCTCGGCATCTATCTGGGGATGGACAGCAAAAAACTGATGGTGTGGAAACCGTCCGACTTCCAACCGATCACTGGGGGTAGCAATGCTTTGATGGTCGCCGAAGGGGAGCTCAAAGGCATTCCGGGCGAACTCTTTGCCCGGTATCACACCAACTATGGGGTGATTGACCTCCGCTATCATCCGCGTATCCCGGCGGGCTATGGCTGGATGGGAAAATCGTATGGGGACAATAACCCGGCGAATCCGCTGGCAATCCGCTTGGAGATGGGCGGTGGCTTTGGGATGCGCGTGAACCCGCAGATTGATCGCAGTCTCGTGCCGAAGCTGGATAAGCTGAAGTTTGAAGCGGAACACGGGGTAGGGGTGAATGACCGTACCAATGGGGTCGCGTTCCAGATTGCGGCGGGCAGTAGTAGCTATGCCGAACCGGAGATCAGCTAAGGTAGCCCATGAAAATCAACGTACTGGCGCACAGACTCATCAAAGAAGATGGCTACGGACGGTATGCCCTGCATCTGATGCGGGCGCTGGCGCAGCTTGGGGTGTCGGTGCGTCCGGGCGAATACCGCGATATACAGCTACCCGCTTGGGTGCAACACTTACAGGGCTACGACTTCAGCCACCTGACGCTGAGCATCATGCCCGCGTATGAACTCAAAGGCATTCCGGGTCGGCAATGGGCGCTAACGATGTGGGAAGATGACTACCCGCCTAAACATTTCGTGGATGGGCTGCATGACCATGCAGAACGGGTAATCGTACCTTGTGAGCAGAATGCCCAAGCGCTGCAAGCGGCGGGGGTGTCTATCCCGATTCATGTGGTACATGGCGGGACTGCGCCCGAAGAATTTCCGGTCTTGCCAATGGTCGAACATCAGCGCCCGTATACTTTCCTCTGTCTGGGGGATCGGGGCCCGCGCAAAGGGATTGAGACCGTGTGGAGTGCCTTTTTTCAGGCGTTCCCCCACGAACAGGATGTACGGTTACTCATCAAGGCGCGGGCAGGTAGTCTCGACCCGCGTATGGCGTTTGGGTGCGATGATGCGCGGATCGCGTGGTGGCTGGAAGATACAGACAGCATGGCGGACGTGTATCCCTTTGGTGATGTGTTCGTCTATCCGGCGTATGGCGATGGCTGGGGCATGCCGCCCCGCGAAGCCGCCATGCTGGGGCTGCCCGTCATCGCCACGAATTGGAGTGGGACGGCAGTCGGCATCGAAAATTGGGCGCTGCCCATCAAGAAGTTTCAGCTTGTGCCAGCGGGTATTCCGCCTTATATCGGCAAGTGGGCGCGTCCTGATATTGGCGAAGTGGCACAGCACATGCGCTGGTGCTATGAAAATCGGGCAGCGGCGCGGGCTAAGGGGCAAGCGGGGGCGGCATGGTTGCGAGCTAACCAGACCTGGCAGCACACGGCGCGGGGTATCGTAGCGCTACTGGAGCAATACAGCTAATGGCGGATTTAACGGCAACCGAATTGGCGCGTTTGCGCCGAAAAATTGGCGATAACAGCACCCCGCCCGTATTTACCGATGGCGAATTACAAGACATCTGGGCTGAAGCGGGCGCGAACTGGAATAAAGCAGTGCTGACCTGCTATGAGGAATTGCTAGCAGACAGCTATAAGCTGACCAGTTATACCCAGAATCAGACGCAGGAACGCAAAGATCAGGTTTTTGACCACCTGAAGCAAATGCGGGCACTGTGGCAAGCAAAAGTAGATGCCGATACTGCGAAATCCGCGATCCAGATTGTGCCGCTGCGGGTCAACCGTCCATCGAAGGAAGTGCCCTGATGCCGACCTTACAAAACTTGTTCGATCCTACGGACGAATTGGTCAAACAGCGAGCAGCGGATGCGTGGCGGCGGATTCAGGATTATCCGACCACGATCAAGGTCAAACGCACAGCGACTGTGTTAGCCGATCAGGTGGTACGGATTGAAGCCAACAATACCACCGGCGAAATCAGCGGTATGGGTGGACAGTCCAGCAATTTAAGCGTGACCGTGTTTGGGGTCCGCGGACATGCGACGGTCACGACCACTGACCTCAAGCGGGATGATGTGTTTGTCGTCCATGGCGTGCGTTATCGCGTCGTCCATGTCGTTTATCCCGTCGGCGAATTGCAAGCATTTTGTGAGGCGCAAGCATGACGCAGATTGTGTGGACGGGCGTAGCCGATTTACAAGCACAGATGCGGGCGTATGTGGCGAAGGTCGAAGCTGCCCAACGGCGCGTGGCGCAATATTGGGCGGCGGTCTTTGAAGAATACGCCAAGTCTAACGCTGCCTGGACAGATCGCACCGGGAATGCCCGCCAACATCTGCATGGCTATCTGAATGGCGCTGCGCCCATAATCCCGAGCGCCAGCGCAGGGATTGACCAGTATCCCGATACCGAACAGTTGGCGAGTGATACCGTCGAGATCTATCTGGCACATGGCATGGTGTATGGGGTGGGGCTAGAACTGGAATTTGCCGGGCGTTACGCCATCATCTGGGAAACGATTAATTTACACCTGCCTCAGATACAAAAGATGTTGCAGGAGGTCTTTGACTAATGGCAACCTTGCGGACTGCCTTGCTCACGCATTTACAAAATGATACGACTCTGGCGGCATGGCTGACCGGTGGCTTATTCGCCGCCGAAGTGTTGCCACCGGATGGGGGTGGGGCGGGGTCATTGCCGTATGCGGCGGATGGGGTATCGGTCAAACCATTTGGCATTGTGCGTTGGCGGAGCGCCACTCCCAAAGAGATACAACGCTTGACGGAGCGCCGAACCGTCGAAATTTATCTGTATCAGGAGCGCGGCTACACGATCATTGATCCTGCCAAGCGGCGGATTAAAGCGCTCATGGATGGGCAGATGCTCGCCGCCGATGATGCAGGGATCGCTATGTTCCATTGGATCACCGATCTGGGTGAACTCGCTGCCCCTGAATTTGGCAATTTGGCTTGTGATATGAGCCGCTATTACGTGGACTATACGCGAAAGTGAGGCTGTTATGCCGCGTCCTTATGGTGAGGTGATGTATACCCTCAGTGGGATCATTATCGCCCGGTACAACATCGTGGCGAATACGTTTGGTACGCCTGTTGTCGTGGATGACGGGCAGATGGCGGTGTTTGAACCTGAAGCCGATACTGACAAAATGCGCGGGTACGGACAGCATACACGCGGCTTGACAGTGCCGATTGGTTCTAAAGTGACGCTCAAAGCGGGCGGGATTGATTACAGCGCCTACGAGGTGATGTCGGGCGCGACCATTACCGATTCGGGCAGCACGCCCAATCAGGTGCGGACGGTAGACACACTGGCGGGCGGCGCGGGGTTGCCCTACTTTGGGGTCATCGGCGTAGGCGAAACCGATGATGGGGGTAAGTTCGTGTGCGGGCATAAAGCGATCAAGCTCGACACCATCCCTAAGCGGGAATTTAACGGTGAAACCAACAAATTCATGCTGTGGGAAACCGCTGGGTACAGCTTCCCGCAGAACAACAAAATTGACCGGATCAAAGTCTATGAGAGCGCGGCAGGATGGGTGGTACCGACCACCGGTGCCGAGTTCCTGGCGTTCTTTGCGTAGGGGGCAATATGGTCACAAGTGTGCAAGAGTGGCTGAGCGCCACCGAAGAAACCACCTTACCCAGTGGCAAAGTCGCGCAGTTGCGCCAATTGGATGTGCTGTCACTGGTACTGGGCGATGGTAACATTCCCAATTTCCTGCTGCGGCAGATGATGACTACGCCCGACAAGGCGAAGAATGTTACCGCGAATGCGGACGACATTCAAAAGCTCATCCCCTTGCTGAACAAACTCACGCAGACGATGTTTGCCGAGCCGTGTATTGTCGAGACGGAGGCGGAGGCACAGGCGGGGAAAGGGATCTGCCTGCATCACGTGGAGTTTAAGGATAAGTTGTTCCTGCTGCAACATGCGATGGGGGGGGCGCTGGCAGTGCAGAATGCTGCCACGTTTCCTGCAAAATCGGCTGAACGTCTGGATGTTGTACCAGCGGCAGCAACCAGCGGCGGCACTGCTGGGGCTGCGGAATAAATGGCTGGCATGGCAGGTCGATGAATGCGTTTTCGTGTTCGGGCGGCGACTAGAAGGGTTGCTGCACGCTTGCCATGATGACGTTGAGCGCGACATGGTGCTGCATCGAGAATTACGCATCGAGCGTGCGCCGAAAAAAATGAATCTGGCGGCGCGGGCGGCATTGGGCGGCACCACCATTGAGGTAATCGGTTAATTTTTTTACTCACCACCTAGAACGGATGAGCGTTTGAGCAATCCTGCGGGGGTCAATCTGGGCAGCGCTTACGGCAAGGTCATCATCTCGACCAACGTAGCGGAAGCCATGCAAGCGGCACAACAGCAGGTGCAACAAAGCATCAGCGGACTAGGTGCG